GCTTTCGTCCCAGAACTCCGCCTCTTCGAGTGGTCGCCTCAGTGTGACGTGAAGGTATTTCCCGCTGTCGAAATCTGTCGCGGGAGAGGTCATCGTGCTTTCCCAGAATTCGCCCGTGAACGCAGACGATGACGGTGGGATGGTCTCGACCACGGTTAGGTCATCGCGCGTTGCCCAGAAATCTCCCATCGCGAGATCGAATTCGGTTTGGCCTACAGGGTAGACCTGTTGCACGGCGCTGAGATCAAACAAAAGCTCCTTCCCCGAACCACTCGTCAGCGCCGGGTGGGAAAGCTCGAAATGCGTCTCGTCGGTAATCGAGGCCACCGTGGCACTAGCGTGGAGGTCGGTACCCGCCGCGGTCGAAACGGGAGTCCCAACAGCGAGCCCGATGCTCGCGGTAGTCCCGCCGCCAGCCTCGTCCAACGTAACAGTCGTCGAGATAGCCAGGGTGCAGGTGCGACTGATGCTTTCGAGGAGGGGCCGCAGCGTTCCAGACTCGCCCGTAAACGGATTGTCACACCAGTCGGCGAACTCCCTTAGCGACTCCACATCGACAAACCGGTCGTCGATGGGTTTGATTCCACCGTTACCGCGCATGATGTCGGCGACTTGCCACGCCGGGTTTCGGCTGTTTTTGCGAATCTCCGTCAGCTCGGCGGACGTCGAGTTGGCTGTCGGCGTCACCCAGTCATCGCCGTCGTGATAGGGGATCAAACTATCAACAACGCAGTTTAATTCCTGTAGAATCCCCGTGAACACATCGGTGGATTGAATTCTTAGCTGGATCTCGGCGACGTCTACGTCGCGCGTCGCTAGCCCTCCCAAAGTCGATTCAATCGCCGCCCAGTAAACCCCCTGTAAAACTAATTTCCCGCCGGGCTGTATCCAGTTTAACGCCTCGACTTTCACGTTCCACTTAGCGCCCTCTGCGACCGTCGCGCTGTGGGGAATACAGTCTATACCGGCGACTGTTTGCATATTTTTAGAACCGGGGAGATCGACAGCGATGACTCGCGTGACGGTGGTATACTCGCCACGGTAAGTGTATGTCGTTGCCCCGGCGACCGTACACCCCGAATTCGCAACCGCCCGGAACTCGTTGGAGAAACCGGCGTCCCCGCCGTCCTCTTCAATCGAGATCATCAGCCTAGTCGGGTTGTCCCACCTGTCTCCGTCGGGGTCGCCGATCCACTGGGGAAACACGTTGAAAGTCAAACGGAACGACGAGGTGTTCTCTTGCGTTGAACGGATTAAGACTCCGATGGGGGATTCGTGGTGGTACCAACCCGTATATTTTGAAACCAGCAGCCCGCCGCCGCCGGCTAGTTCGTCGAGTACGATCGAATCCGTGACGATGGTGAGAGGCGGCTCCCCTGGAAATCCGTTGCGAACTTGGATTCTGAGACCGTCGCCGATGGAGGAGCAGTGCGTGCGGTCGGCGTTTGTACCACCACCCAGTGGGCCTGGCTTCGCATCTGTGAACCCCCACTTGTTGACTACCTGACCCAGCGGCGCGTCAAGTCGGTACAGCCTCGATGAGTCCCAACCAACGTAAGGGCTGATATTGTTCCGATCGGTCCCCGCGTAACGGTATGCGTAGAAACGATAGGCGACGTCTTCGACGTCGTTGTACGAACCGTTCCTGGCGTTCTCACCTCCCCAACACAGCGTGATTGCAGCTCCGTGTTTCACAGTTCCACCGTAGGGTGCTGCGGAGAACTTCCCCCAGGTCTGGAACTTAAACCGAGGCGCTTCGGGAGTTGTGTCCAGCTCCGTTACCAAGCCACCGAGGTATCGGTTTCTCCCGTGATTCACCAATGAATCTAGTTCCGGCGCGGGGGTTATTTCCCACTCGAACTGCTCACCCGAATCGGCGATCGGAAGCTCGACGAAATCGTTGACCTGAGGGAGTTGGGTTACGTCGGAAATGGTGATCCAAGTTTCTTCCCAGCCGGCAATCGCGGTGAACTCGTCCGTCCTTATTTTGCGGTGTATCGCCTCGACGTAGGTGTCATCGACAACCGTCGCCGTGATCGAGTCAGTCGGGTGGGGGGGCATACAAACCGAGTTGATGTGCCGGTGAATCATGTTCCCGTTTCTAGCGGGGATTCGGATGTCTCGGTCATCCCAGAGCCTTCCACCCCGTGAAATCCAGGCGGGGTGGTTTTGGGTGTTGTAGGGATATAGCCAAATTCTCTCGTCGCTTTCGGCGTAGTCGTCTGTCCCGAACATATAGTCGCCGGTTCGGGCGTGTGGGAATCGCGATCCGGAAGTGGTTCCGAGCGTTCTAGCCACAGTTGACCCGTTGTAGAAACCTGAGTCGAGCAACGCGTTTAGACTTTGCGATGATGCTTGTAGCGCGGCGAAGTCGTAGATCGAAGTTTCGCCGATTCTGATGTCCGAAACCTGAACCGGGCCTTTCCCGATAATGAAACGCCCGAAAAAATACTGCTCGCCACCAAGCGCGCGAGAGTACGGGAGCTGCCCGTAGCTCGGGGCAATTTTTACCCTCCCGTAAATCTTCGAGACCGGCTCGTATTTTCTCGTCCGGTTGCGTAAGCCCTTTAGGTGCGGTGAGCTTTTGAAGCCGGGGTCGCGACCTTTTTGTTTTTGTGGTCTAGCGATCAACCCGGCGGCGATGTTCGCGGCACCGAGCGCGATTCCGGACACGGCCAGGACTGTCCCGCCGCTAATTGCCGTGGTCCCTACTGTTAATCCGGCTCCAAGACCTACGCCCCATGTGCCCAACCCCATACCGAGTAGCCCAACGGCTGCACCTGCAATCATGAGATACTGGTTGCCGGTGATCGCACCTGCAATGGTGAGAGCAACCGAAACTACCGTCGCGACAATCGCTGCGATCAGCAGATACTCGCCTGCCGGTAAGGTCGAGACCCGCACCAACGAACCAGACTCCGCGATGGTCTCCGGCCACAGGTCTCGGGGCACGTTTTGGTCGCCCACCGTGACCATCGTGTTTTCGGAGAACTTCCCGGCGAATTCGTCGTTGAGAATTTCCTCGATGGTCATACCGACCGGGAGTAGGATTTCTTCCACGTCGCGCAGATCGAAGACGGAGCGGTGGCGTTTGACCCGAATGTATCCGTCCGGTGCGAACCCGTCCGAGGGATAGAGCGCTTCGATTACATCCGAGCGCGATGTCGGTAGATACCCTTCACTCTCCGACAAAAATAACCCCTCCCAAAGTTTTCGATCACCACACCCGCTCCGTTGCGGCTGTGCAGCATCCGAGATTTATCGACCACGATTCCACAATGCGGCGCACCCAGAAAAACAACGTCAACCACATCGCCTGGCGCTACTTCCTCGTCGGAAAGCCTGACCCATTGTGAACCGATCGCGGCGTCCCAGACTTCGTGAAGCTCTGGAGACTCGATGTCCAAGTCATCGAACGAAGTGATATCGACTCCGAATACTTCCCGAAACACCAGCACCACCAGCCCGTAGCAGTCGATCCCGTCGCGGTTTCGCCCGCCCATTTCAAACGGAATCCCCAGGTAGCTGGACTCCCAGGACTCCGTCATGCGACCGAGAACAGGTTCGGGTAGTCTGTCGGCGTGAAGTGGTGCGCCGGGAACGCGGAGACGAAAAAACTTGGGGCGGACAACTCGCCCTGGATCGAGATGGTGTCGTATGTAATCGACCGCCAAGCCAGCGGCGGCGTCTCGAATTCGACTGTCTCCGGCGTGGACGCCAGGACAATACGAATCGAAACCTCTGCCGCTTGGTCGCTCGGCTTGATCGAGCGAAACGCTGCGAGGATCGAGCGGTCTACGTTGTCTATTTTTAGCCGCGCGCCAGTGAAGGAACCGGGCTCCGAGCTGCCGAGTTCGATCTCGAAGGGGAAGGGGAGGTATTCGTGCAACTTATGCACCGCGTTACCGCCCGATCCACCAGTCCACGCATGACCCGACTCCGCTTTGAACTCAAGACGATCACCGCCCGCCGTGTCCTTCACAGCGATCTTCCCGTGGCTCCACCCAATTTTGTCAACGGCTTTCCCGCTCGCCGCCGCACCCGATAGAGCGGTGTCGATTGTTACGGTTGTGCCGGAGACTTTCCGAATCGTCCGGTAGTCGGTCCCCGAGTCAAGCGTGATTTTTATCGGGTCGTGGACAGAAAGCCCAGTCGCCGACGCCACTTTCACATTTGTCGCGGCAGCGGCAGCGGCGACGCTGAGAGTTGTCGCGGTTGCGTTGTCCTCTTCGACGCGAATGTTGTCTCCGACGGAAAAGTTTGCGTGGTCGGCGACGATGATCTCCTCGAGGCCAACGCCGGGCGTCGCCGCGTGGCTTCCCGACAGCGTGGTCGCGACGGTTGTCTCCCCGAACCCGTGGGAGACGGTGTCGAGAACCACCCTGATCGGGTTGTCCATCGTCGCATGACCGACTTCCAGCATCACCAGCGCCACTTGATCGGTCGAGCTGGCCGAGAATGCTTCGCGGAATGCGTCGGATACGGATCTGGGCATTAGCTCGGCATCACTTCAACCCGGAGCTGGACACCCCAGAGCCGGGTTGATGTGCTTCCAGGCCGCACCACCATCACGGTCGGCCGGCCGTCGAAACGGAATTTCTGCGCCGTAGTGACGCCGTCGAATTCGGGTGTCGGCCCGGTCGATACCCAGTCGAACTCCAGCGCCCCGGACGCGCAAGTGGTGTCATGAAAAACAAGAAGCGCGGTTTTCTGCGCCTCGGTGAAAATGAAACGGTCGCCCGGTGCTTCCAGAAATCGAATGATCGCCGTGTAACGCGGGCGGATCTTTCGCACTCCTGTGTCCATGTCAGTCAGGACTGTGTTCGGGTTTGCTTCTTCCTTGGTCCCGAGAGGGAACTTTTCGGGCAGCGACGCGGGCCACGTAGGCATCAGACTCCCCCCGTGGCTTGGCTACCGTAGGTCGCAGTGATCGCGCGACCTACCGAACCGCCGCGCATGATGTCCTCGGCGACCGCGCCCTTCGCGCCCTCGAAGATCATTTCGATAAATTTGCGACCGGACGAGTCGCGACCTGTCCTCTGTTCGGCGAGAGGCGACGGGGCGTGAATGTGGATTTCTGTTTCCCCGCCACCGCCACCGCCAGCGCCGCCCATCACTTCCTGCCAGCGCTCCAGCGGAATGATCGCTTCCCGACCGCTCGGATTGTCGCCGACAACTGCGAGAGATGGCCCTCGCGTGATTCCACCCGCGTGCGCGAAGCCGCTGAAGTCGAGCGCGGCTGGGCCGGCGGGGCGTCCCACGTTACCCGCAGGAGTTCCGAAGAAGTTTTCGACCTGCGCGCTCGCTGACGGAACCCAACCGAAAAGTCCCCCGATTGCTTTCATCGCCTGGTATGCGAAGTCCTTCACCGCAGGGAGTAGGTCTGTCATGAAGTTGTCGATGAACATATCGTCGAAACCAAGCTTCGACTTAATGAACTGCGAGAACATATCTTCGACGATTCCGATCATCGAGTTAGCCCAGATTTCGGTCAGGCTCTCAAGGTCGCGAGTTCCGCGCAAGAACCCGGTGAACATCTCGTCCATCGTAGAGGAGATCGATTCCCCGATGTTGATCCTGATCGCCTTCCCGGCGCGTTCCGTGGCCTCCTCCAGTTCTTTCATCTGGCCCGTGAGGAACTTCGCGAACGTAGAGAATTCCGTGTTTTCTAGACCCAGTTCCTTCTGTATAATCGCGAGCGCCTTCATTCCTTTTTCGCCCGACCGTACCAGCTCGTCGTACTCTTCCCGCAGGTCTCTGAGGCTTTGTTCCAGTGCTAGAGTTGCCTTCTCCGATTTGGTCAAAGCCAACGCGTCATTGATGGCATCACCGACTCCGGAAAACAAGTCGAGCATCGCCT